TTAAACTTCATACACAGTTTCTATATATTTAATCAATGTGTTGGCTATAAATTTGTTGGATTCTATGCCAGGATGTAACCCATCTTCTGCTTTGTCTATCATGTAATCTGCCATCCAACTTGCTGGCACAAACTCTTTCATGTTATAAAAATAAGTTTGATCCAACCGTGAATACATGTCTGGGTTTTTATAATTGATCAACCAAAATACCAATCTTAATTTTTTTGCTCGGGCCATTGATATCAGTGCACGCATTTTAACTAAAATTTCGTAGAATAAAAAGTCTTTATGATAAACATTTATCAATGTGCGTAGTAGATTTTTATCTAGTTTTTTGTCGCTGAACATTATTGGATATAGTTGCCGACTTTCGTTGCAATAATGAATCCTATCGGGCGTGGTCAATTGTACCACTACCAATTGGTTTTCATGAAAATTCAATTGTGTAAAACGATCAAACACCAAATTATTGCTGCCGCCGGCTCTTGCCAAATTTAATAATTTTTTATCAAAGTGCTGAGCCACTTGTGTTGCATAATGCGTGGCTGGGTTGGATAACCCGAGACCAGATGTAAAACTACATCCTAAAAATACCATGGTGTCAGCATCAACTTCAAAGTTTGAAGTCCATGAGTATGCATCAAAACTGATGCTGTCAAGATTGACTACATTTTTATATTTTAGATTATAGCCTTTTAACCAGTCTAGAAAAATATAGTATTCATCATCGTTGTAAAATTCACTCTTGGCCGATTCGGCCCAGTATACCATGTCTGCAGAACTTAGTACAAGTTCCAATTCTGATAAATCAGGAATGTCTTGTACTGATGTGTGTCCAACAGCAAAATGTTGCTCCCGGGAATCAACCAAAGTACTGGGCTCTGTTCCTATTTTTTTATAGAACTCAGCTGTATTTGGGTGACTACTGCCAACAATAATTGTGCTCACAAACCGGCCTTTATCAAAATGTCTTTGACCCATTCAGTATCGGCCATATAATCTTTGAACTTTTGTTGCCAGAAGTCTGGATCTATCCACCCAATGATGGTTGATATATGATTTTCGTTCAACGTTTCAAGGAATGCACGACCCGACTCACAATTAAACAGAATCCATGGACTAATACGAGCAGTAGAGATATGATGCAAAATACGGTTACAGTTACCATATCTAAAATAATCTGTAAACCCATTTTTAAGATCAGGGTGAGTGTCTGCATAGTCTTGCATCTCCTTAAGGGCACGTTCTAGTGCATCTTGTACCGCTTCACGCTTGACATAATCGTGTAGCCATTCTTCATATAAAGTGTCTTTGCACCAAAAATCTATTTTTTTGTTATTTTTTAATAACCAATCTGTAAAACTAACAAAGTTAATACATCGTATGCTGACACAATATCTTCCAAATTTAACAAAAGCATTGTAATAAGGACTGGCCACAAAATCCTCATAACTTTTTAACTTGGCTGATCCTTGTGTGACTTCGTAAAATCTCAGGTATGCTCTGAGACCAAATTGCACACCTGTTTCTCGTTCCTGTTGCCAGCGACGTTTTTGCTCACATAGGTGAGCAGATAAGGTGGATTCTTTGCTGTAAGACTTATCGCAATAGCGACACTTATAGCTCTTTTTTGATTCGTTCGTCTGTGTATCCATGGTCTCTAGCCAACTGCTTAAGACTGTTTTTATCATTAAGTTCTCGGAGTAGCTCAATTTCGTCTTCTTTTAAATTTGGATAAATTTCACGTAAAAACTTTGCACTTTTGCTATCGCCGGATTCTTTCTTTTTATTAGCTATCCATTTATGATATTGCTTACCCAGGCCTGGACTGACTGTGGTAGCACATAACCATTGTAGTTTGGGATGACGGCCTATGTCAAAGAAGTTTTTGTTCAATCGCTCGTTGGTACTCATTACATAGTATTCTTGTATCTCAGGCTTGGCCTGTACACTACTACCATATCGTATCATGAGATAGTTGCTGAATTTTTTACGTTCTTCGTCGGTTAATTCATCGTAAAAATTTCTATTCTTACGATCAAATTCCAACATTTCGTTAGCAATACTTAGTTTGTCTATACCGGATGCCACATTGTGTCCTTATTGTGTTCTCGTTTTAAATTATAGTATACTATAGCACGTTCCAAGAGATCTTGCAAGCCAGGATCTGTCCGAGCCATTCTGCGAATTTCCCCCCACATTTGATCATCACGTATGTGTTCATGCAACGGACGCTCGTCCCATGTTCTTCCATCTTTTATGGCATGACCGCTGACTGGGTCATAATCCCACCCAATTGCAAATCGGTCTTCGTGCGGGGCACCAAATTCTCTAGCATAGGTCACCCCGTCTGCACGTTCATAAATGTATTTTGTGTCTGGTTTAAGTTGTCCCACGTTGCCTCCTACCATGCTTTGCTGTAGTCTACCACTTCACTGTGGCGACTGATATCTTTGACAAAATACACACACAAGGGTTTTTCCACACCTGTTTCCAAAGGAATAGCCAACATTTGACCAGGTTTTAATTTAGGAAAATACCATTTAACATCTTGGTATATGTCTGTTATTTCTACTTTCATAAACTCGGGCCTAAAACTGCTAAGAGGATTAAAACAAAATACACTAAATCCTCTATCATTGATACTGGTCAATGGAACCACTTCTAAATCTCCCAAATCATGTTCACCTATAAGCACACTCCAATCCACTGGCATATTAAGTGTGTGCCCCCCGATTTTCAATACCAATGCTGGACTGTTGAAGCTTTCTAAAAATACCAACGGTATATAAAAATAGTCAGGATTTTTGGGATCGCTATTATCTAATACTGCAAAACGAAGATCTTCCACTTCTTCTGGTATCTCGTATAATTCGTAAGCACGATTTTCTAATGTTAATATTCTCATTTTAATAATTCTTCTCTTAGTAAATTTGCTGCTACTTGTTGTGTAGCAAAGTCGGTATGAAATGACCATTTTTCATATGGAAATTTTTTGGCGTATTGATATATACAAAAATCTTTAGGCAGTACTTTATGTTTAATATTATTTTTTTCAAATTGGGTTAGCCAATGACCAATCATCCAATCGTTTCGGTCACGTTGTATCTGATGAAAATACATATAAGAAAGATACATTTTTACTGCTAATCTTTGTTGATCAGATAACTTGTGTACATTGTGTTTTAAATCGGGCTCTTCGGCAATAAAAGTATTGATTGTAGAGGATACATACAGTTGTTCTGGCCCATTTCTAAAATTTTTTATTGTTAACTCATCTGGAATTTTAACACGAGCATCAGTCTTTGGCATTTCTATTCTAGCTGTGTCTGTTGTGCCAACAACAACCCAATCAGGACAAATTGTAAATGCCTCTTTTAGCTGATAACATATGTCCGTGTTGCTAACTCCTGGGTAGGCCAAATTAACAATATCAAACTCAGGCAACAACAACTCGCTAAAATGGTGACCTGCAGATCCCAGTTGGCCTTTAGCCATAAAGCTATCGCCACATACTACTACTTTTATTGCCATTCTGCTTTCTCCACAGTGAACGGATAATTGGCTTCTTTGTAAAATGCCTTACGTTTAGTAAGGTGGCGTTTGGCGAACTTACACGTGCTTGTGATGTCCCAGATTTGTACAAAGTCTTTGTCTTCGGCTTTTCTAATACCACGCCCAATTGACTGTATAACGCGGACAAAGCTCTTTCCGGGCTCAATAAGAACCAGATTAAAAATCCTAGGCAGATTAATACCCACAGCGGCCACACCATAAGTCGCCACAATGATCTTACCAGTACTAGTTGCAATTTCATCATATTCCTCTTTTCTATCCTTTGCCTTGGTTGATCCACTTACAAACACCGCACGTTCGCCTAAACGTTCTACTAACAGTTTCCCTGTTGCAATACGATCAACTAAAACTAATGTGTTGCCTGTTTCATTTACACGTGTAACTAGATTACTCATGTAGTCTAGTCTGCCATCTGTTTCTAATAGATATTTTAATTCTGTTTGATAGTCTCGGTATTCTACATGGTCAACCAATTGTACTATATTTACATGACAATTAGCAAGATGGCCTGCTTCTTGAAGATCGCTGGCACTGAGTTGCCCTACTACAGGTCCTAGGCTACAAAATAAACTGACCTGTGCATAGTCTTCTTTGGGCACTGTGCCAGTCAGCCCCCAACGTATAGGTACGTGAGCAAAAACTCCAGTTAGTAATGTCTTTAAGGCATCGGCCTTGGCCATGTGTACTTCGTCCACCATGACCAACACTACGTCTTCAATAAATTGGCCAATGGAGACATCAGCCTCTGCTGACTTTGTATTCTTTAACAAAATGTTTAAACTTTGCCAAGTACAGATGGTATGCGTTCGCCCAAACTCCTTACGGTCTCCAAAATAAACACCCACATCCAATCCCAAGTTACGATAATCATCTTCTGTTTGTGTTACTAGGCTTTTGTTGGGCACAATAACAATGCTGCGACCATACTGTTCTACACTCTTACTCAATGCCGCGGTCATGATAGTTTTACCAGCACCTGTGGCTATTTCTTGTACGCTCTGCGGATTTTTTAAGAAGTTGTTGATGATCTCAACTTGATAATCACGGAACACAATTGGCTCGCCTGCTTTTGGGTGCCCGACTGGCCAAGTGATGTGTGCAAATGTGTCTTCTTTGAATTCTTCAAACTCAAAAGTGGTACTGTATGTACGCAGATCTTCCACATCAATGTCGTATCCTTCACGATCCAGTATTGGAATAATTTCTGGCAGTAGATTGGTATAACTGCTACCGCCCAATTGAAAAAACGCCACACGCCCGTCCCAACGACCCAAACGTACACTGGGCTGATATCGTGCTCCGGGTATTTCGTATTTGAATTTGTCCACCAGTTTTTTACGAGTGCCAATTTCAAGCCCTTCTATT